CGCTCCGAGTTTGATCGCTACGGTAAGGCGAAAAAGATAGAATTTTCACTGACTCTTGAACGCTGTGATGAGGATTTGCGGGAGCGCCTGCAATCCTCATCGTTCAGTGATATGCTGTCCGGCTTCAAAGATAAGGTCACATCATCCCTTAACAGCGCGGCCAGCTCCGTTAAAGGGCTGTTTTGATTAACGCAAAACCGCTAATGGTCAGATTAGCGGTTTTCATTTTCCTGAGTCTGCCTGGTTGTTTCTTCAGCCTGTATATCGCCTACAGGGTGATAACGATAAATCGTCGATATGCCGATGTCGTAAATGATCGCCAGTTGTTTCCTGTCATGACCGTTTTTAATCAGCCTCGCTATTTGCTCGTGTTGTTCTTTTGTCAACTTCGGGCGACGTCCGCCAATGCGTCCTTGTGCGCGTGCTGCTGCCAGCCCGGCCAGTGTACGCTCTACAATTAATTCACGTTCCATTTCGGCTAAAGCTCCCATGACGTGAAAAAAGAAACGCCCCATGGGTGTTGATGTGTCAATGCTGTCCGTTAGACTACGGAAATTAACACCTTTTTCCCGCAATTCCTCAATAAGCGTGATCAGGTGTTTCATACTTCTGCCCAGTCTGTCCAGCTTCCAGACAACCAGCGTATCTCCTTCTGATAGCGTTCTGAGCAGTTTTTTCAATCCCGGTCTGGCTGATTTCGTTCCGCTGATTTTATCTTCAAAAATCAGTTCACATCCTGCGCACTCCAGCGCGTTACGCTGCAATTCTGTATTCTGGTCATTTGTTGATACGCGGACATAGCCAATAAGCATGATGGATCCCCTGAATAAAAACCGGGGATGATGCCAGTTAGCCGTAATCTCTGCATTTTCTTAAACGTTGGTTTGGGAGAAGCGGCGAAAAGGGATGTGGGCACAGGAGATAATCAGATACCGGATATGGGAGCATTCGCTTCTGGTTCGGGATGGTTCAGGCTACCAGGTGGATATATTGTTCAGTTTGGCACTTTTGCAGGAAACACGACCCGCTTTATCAGTGGACACTTCCCTATACCATTCCCTAATCAGCCGATGGTTTCAGTCAGTGTTATGTCTGATGCCGTTCAGTCAGACCCGTCGATTCCTGCCCCGCAGGTTTTGTCTGTAAATTTTGAACATATCAGTAATTCAGCGTGGCGTGTGGCAACCAGTGATATCTCACAGCAATACAGATTCAGTTATATTTCGATAGGACGGTAGAAATGCAGAAATATATTTTCAGTGCCGATAAAAATGCGTTTTTCCCTGTGGAGCTTAAAATCGCTTATCAGGAATCCGGCGAATGGCCCGATGATGGAATCGAAATTGACGACACTGTTGCTGCCGAATTTATGAAGGAAGCACCAGAAGGAAAATACAGAGGTGTCATCGACGGAATGCCTGCATGGATTGATATTCCACCGCCAACTCATGAGGAACAAATTGCCGCAGCCGAACTGAAAAAGCAGCAATTGATTAATCAGGTCAACGAATACATAAACAGTAAGCAATGGCCTGGTAAAGCGGCGATTGGTCGCCTGAAAGGTGAGGAACTGGTGCAATATAATTTGTGGCTGGATTATCTGGACGCACTGGAACTGGTCGATACTTCCGGTGCGCCAGATATTGAATGGCCTACGCCTCCGGCAGTTCAGGCCAGATGACATCAGGCGCGGTGCTGGTATCTGTTGCCTCCACCGCGTCAATGTAATCCAGCACAGCGTTAAGTCGGGGGGTTTCTGCCTGCGTCAGCTTCCGCCCGGCCCGTAATTTCATCTGAATCAGACTGATGGAAGCCATTGCAGCATCAATCAGCGACTGGCGCTTTGCTTCTGCCGCGTCTAGTGCGGCGCTATGCTGTGCCTCGGTATCCGTCACCCATTTCTCACCATCCCATTTATCGAATGGCGTTAACGGGGCGATAGTGGTTGTATTTTCAGGGTAATCACCCGGAGCTGTGATTTCTTTCGATTCTCCTGTTTCGGTGCTATAGATGATTTCACCGCGATGGTCTGGTACATATTCCCATGAGTTAAAATCTGCAGAACGGCAGATTGCATAACCAGCTTTATGTGTAACTGGTGCATCTAAACAAGAACATGCCGGGATACCGACGCCAACGGCAAGATATTCTGTTGATGATGAAATGTATTCCCGTGTCGTGTTGTCATAGTTATAGACGGTAATATCACCCGCTACTGTGGCAATAAATTCACTGTTTAATTTTGCCTGTGTCATTATGCAGCCCTCACGATGTAGTTAAATGCAATGTTGCGCGGGCGGGTTTCAGTGCCAATATTCGCTGCATTGTCAGAAGCAACCCCACGAGTGCTGACAGCTCTTACTGCTGAAGGTAGGCTTTGAGGCTCCCGGTCAGTATAGGCAATCCCCCCATCCCCTCCAGTTGCTAGCGGAGCATAACTCCCGGCCTGACCAATAGTTGACGATGTTGTATTTGAACCTGTCCAGATCTGCTGGTTATGTGAGTGGTCTCTGAGTGAATGGCCTTGAGATGAAAGCAGCGCACGCCCGTTGTCGATACCACGACTATCATCCCATCCACGAATAAACTCACCGCGTAAATCAGGTAATTTATTTGTTGGATAAGCCTTTGCCAGTTCCGGGTATTCTTCAGCAGAAAATGCCGCACCGTTGCATTTCAGCCAGCCTGTTGGCGGTGTGGCTGAAGGCCATGGAACAGGCACCCCAACAGGTAATGCTGAGCCTTCTCCCAAACCAAGGTAATCAAGAACTCCCTGAGTGCTGGTTTTACCAAGAATGGCACGTCCAACACTTGTCAACGCGGTTAACGCGGCACGATCTGCCCCTGTAAAATATGGGAGTTTATCTGCTGATGTAGCAAGCTCCGCCAGCGCCGTCAGGGTGGCATCCTTCGGTTGCTTACCCGCAAGCGCGTTAGTCATGGTGGTCGCAAAATTCGGGTCATTGCCCAGCGCCGCAGCCAGTTCGTTCAGCGTGTTCAGTGCATCAGGTGACGAATCTACAAGTGCGGCAATCGCAGCCATAACGAAAGCCGTGCTTGCGATCTGGGTACTATTAGTCCCCTGTGGCGCTGTTGGTGTTGTTGGCGTTCCGGTCAGTGCCGGGCTGTTTAATGGTGCTTTCTTGTTCGTTTCATCCATTACCGCCTTAACAGCTTTTGGTGTCGCTGCCAGCGTTTCAGACGTGCTGTTCGTGGCGCTACTGAGCTGAACAATCCCTTTTTGTGTAGTGGTGGCGTTCTGGGCGGTATATTTCCCGTTAGCCAGGTCATATGCAGCCTTAACCGCTTTCGGTGTTGCGGCCAGTGTTTCTGATTCACTGTTAATTGCACTGCTTAACTGAGTAAAACCTTTTACGGTCAGCGAGGCGTCCGGGTGACGTCGTGACTGTTCGTGCTCTGATATTTTATCATCCACATATTTGCGGGTTGCCAGAACCACAGACGGGGCGATTTTCAGCGTGATAGCTTCGGTGTTCGTGACAACCAGAATCATGCGGATAGTCTGGGTGCGTCCACTGCCTTCCTGCAACTGCGGTTTGTACGTTTCCGGGCAGTTTGCCACCGCAATGAGTACACCTTCATCATCATAAAGACCAATCTCACGGATCCAGAATCCTCCCTCGTTTTCAGGGATGATTTGCTCCGCAATAATCTGGCTCTGATTGTTAGGGTCAACACTCAGAAGATTCAGCGGTGCAATGCGTTTCTGGTTAATCAGTTTTGTTTGTGCAGGGTCTGGTGTTGGTAACACACCATTTGCATCACCAACGGCCATTTGCGTCAGATTCAGCTTACTGCCGAGCATCGTCGCGTTAGCCAGTCGTGCCGCGCCCTGATTAGTCAGAATGGCGTAGTATTTCACTGTCATGCGTTTACTCTCAGATTATCAATTAAATGAATGGCTGGGGCAGGGAAATAATCCCCTTCGACAATAATGGACTCCGGGGTGTAGGGATAAACCGTCAGGGCATCGCCGTGATAGCATCCCGTACCAACGAAAATCTTTCCGTTCACACTCAGGCTGATCGCCAGCCCCGTCAGATGGCGACTTACTGGTTTTGCATCCGCAATAAGGCGCTCAAGTTCCTGATACATTTCATCGGTGATGCCCTGATCAAGTACTCCGACAACAATGCGAAATGTTCCCGGCTCCTCGTTGAGTTGCCACCACTCCTTTACTTCAATCAGGTAGCCGAGAGGCTCCACGGCTCTTCGCAGTGCGCTGATGGTCCCTTTGTGTCGGTGTATCAGCCATGCATCACGAATCACCTGTCGCTTTGTCTCTTCCGGCCAGTTGCGATCCCAGCGGTCAACGGAAAACGCCCAGGCGAGATAAGGCAGCAGATGCACCGGGCAGGTGTCCGGCGACCACAGCGTGTTGAGGTCTACCGGAATGTCTGTAATGCGTGTTCCGACGGCTTCGGCACAACGCATGAAATTGCTGGCTGATGGTGGTAACAACGAATTACTCATTGCGTCCACCTTCGCTGATGGTGAATGACTCACAGCGCGCCGCCTGTATGTCGCTGATGGCCATATTCTGTGTGGGTTCGATTATCTCCACGCGTTGCACACCGTGCACATGCAGTGCGGCAGCAATGGCGGACAACGCCACGTCCTGACCGATAAGCCCCTGCTCAGCCAGCCACTTCCTGAACGACGATTCAGCCGCGGCCAGAATAGGTTCGGATTCCGGGCCGGGGTAAAAGTACAGTTTTGCATTCAGCCGCCATGTCACGATTCTGGCGCTCTGTACGGTCAGGCGGTCGGCCACCGGGCGGGTATCCTCTGCATTCAGAACGGCGCGAACGGTATTAAGCAACGCCTCCGTTGCTGTGCCGTCGCCTTCAGTGGACAGGATGGAAACCGTCACACAGGCCGGAGACGGGCTGATGGCCCGCGCATCACGCACCAGACCGCTGGCGCTGCGTGCAAAATACTCGTATGCACCTGACGGGCCAGCAACACTCAGGCCGTCATACGCCCGTTGCGCCCGCAATCTCAGCGAGGTGTCGCTCTCCATCACCGCGTCGGTGGTATCCGTTGCCGGAGTGATAACCAGGCGCTTTGTGTTCATATTGCCCGCGAGGTTGTCCAGGTTTGTCCCTGAACCGTGGCTTAACATGCAGGCGCGTGCGCCCTCGTTAACCCGCTGACGTAACAGCATTTCACGAAAAGACATGGTTTGAGCGATAACGTTCAGGGGTTCCGATTCCAGCTCCAGCGCGGCGGAGACGGCTTCACGCTGTTCGGCAGGATAGGACGCAATCATCATGGCCTTTGTGTCAGCCAGAATTGCCTCAAAATCAGGCTCCGCGATGATGGTGGGTTCCGGTAACTGGGAAAGGTCAACAGCAGGCATGATTTACTCTCTCAGCGTGATGGTTAATTCAACATTCTGCATGGTCTGCATGACAGTGCCCGACAGCGTCACCCCGGCGCGGCCTCCTGCCTTCCAGACAACGTCGATGGCGTCCAGGGCAATGCGGGGTTCCCATCGTGTCAGCGCAATCACGGCAGCACTCATGCATTGCAGACGAGTTGTGTTATTCATGGGTTCGTCAATCAAATCAGGCACAAGGCTGCCATATTCCCGTCGCATAACCCGGCTTGCCAGCGGGGTGATCAGGATGTCCCTGACTGACTGTTTCAGGTGCTCCATATCGTTCAGGTTTCCCGTCCCGTCCGGATTCATTCCTGTGTAGCGGGTTGTCACTGCGGGCCTCCTGTCGAATCGCTGCCACCTTTAACGCCACCGTGCTTATGCGTATGCACTGTGATGCCGTTTGAGGTGAAATCGCCGCCGCTGTGCGTGATATTGCCGCTCATCTTTCCCCCTTTTGTGACGTCAAGCGTCGCCGTTCTCAGAAGGTTTGTGCATTCCACGACGGGCGTGTCCAGTTTCACGCTGACGGATGCCTGTAAAGTGGCCGTTTTCATGCCGCTGGCGCTCAGTGCGCCTGCGTCCGCGTCGTAGCGGAACACCGCGCCGTCCGGCGCGCTGATCACGATTTCTTTCAGGCTTTTGCCGGGGGCCGGATTGGCATCACTCCACAGGCTGCCAATTATCATGGCGGTTTCCGGGTTGCCGCCAATGCAGGCAATTACCACCTGTTCGCCTGGTGATGGTGGCAGCCACACATTGAAGGCTCCCGCGCGCGTGGTGTTCCAGCGCAACCAGCCTGTTTCCAGTTCGCCGCTGCGAACGCGCACGCGCCAGGACTTCTCATCAACTTCAGAGATGATCCCGGTGCGGATGATATTGCTCAGCAGTCGCATGAGTTCTGCGCTCACTGTACAGCCTCCGCAATCCGGCCCAGCACCGTGTTATAAATCAGGCGCTCATCTGCCTGGCTGATACCCAGCAGCTCACGTACCGGGAATCGGCTTTTTTCAGGGCGCGGGAAAGGGTTGCAATCTCGCGTTTCACACCTGCATTCGGGTTCAGGTGCATTGCTTCGCGCAGCAGCTTCAGTGACAGGGCCATGCTGTCCGCATCACTCAGGCCACGACGGGCAAAGGCGCACGCCTTGCATAATTTGGCGCGCACTTCGTCCGGCATGTCCTGGTCGGTGACAATCTCCCGGAGGGTATCCAGTGGTTCGATAAAGGCGGACAAATCCGCGTCGGCATCCGTCCCGGCCTGCGTCAGTACCGGGTTGCAGATTTCTTCGGTCAGCACTGTGGCAGCAGTACGGCCAAAGTTATCCGGCATAATGAGGTTATGACGGACCACATACGCACCAATACGCAACGCCAGCGGAAGATCGCCGCAGTCAATCGCCCACACCATCAGCGTGGCAATCACTTCATCCTGCTGCCCGCCGTCAGCCTCCAGCGTTCCCTCAATCCAGCCGGAAAAGTCCGGCAACAACTCTTTTTTGATGGCGGCTTTCGCGCTTCTGGCCTGTACGCCCTTAAGCCGGGCCTGTGCCAGACGCAGACGATACAGCACCTCTTCATGCGCGGTACGCGCGGCGTGGTCCACGCCTTCATTCGCCCGGCCTGCGCGCTGTGCCATCACGTTCTGCCAGTGTTGCTGTGCAGGAGTAATCATTTTTTCTCTCCGTTACAGGCGGGCATGATGCCCGCTGTGAGTTGATTAGCTGTCGGCGAACTTCAGGCCAGTGACCATCGCGCACTTGCCATAGTCTTCAACGACATAAGCGTCATTGATGGACTGGTAGGTGGCGATGCGGTTGTATTCCGGTTCGTCTTTCATCAGACGACGCATTGAACCTTTCTGCCAGTAAATCGACAGGTTGTTGAACGAGGTGATCAGCATCGTTGCATCCGGGAAGAACGGCGCAAGGAACACACCCAGCCCGCCAATGGTGCGCGATGACAGGATGAGCTGTCCGGCGAGTAATTCCGCATTGGGATTCTGGCCGCTGATGCTGTTCAGCACGGGCAGACGCAGCGAGTTAAACAGGTTGCGCCCCATAATCACCACGAGGTCGTCAGCTTCCTTGTGCCATTCATCCAGCAGGGATGAGCGTGCGTCCTGAACCAGTGCATCAGCGTTCGCATACTTACCCGCGTGCGCCACGGTGTTGTCCATGTTGCGGGAGGTCAGCGTCACGTCATTCATTACGCGCGCGCTGGCATTGGTTCTGATGTGCTCCAGCCACCCCACGTTAACGTCCTGAAGCAGCTTGTTGGTGCTGAAGTTGGATTTTTCCGCGTGTGACGTGCCGTTAAAGCCGATCATGATGCGGTCAAGCGCCACCTGTCGGGCAATCTGTGCGCTGATGCGGGTCTGGAAGTCATTGTGCGCCGCCCAGGCATCAAGCTGCGGATACGAAATAAACGTGTCGTAGTTCACCTGCTCACACTGGTACTGACGGGACTTCAGGTCGACAGCGTTAATCGGGTTGCGGCGATCTGTGCCGTCATAACTGGTATTTGTGCGCGCAATCGGCCCGGTGGTGTCCATGAGGACTTTTTCGCCTTTCTGGTCGGTCACACCGATCACGTTAATTTTTTTTGTAAGTTCGGTGCTATCCTTTGAGGCGTTTTCAAAACGCTGCTGCACCGAGGGTTCCACGGTAAATCGCGATACCAGCCCAGAAACCGGGATATTGTTAATCGACGCCTGTCGCGTCATGTAGCAGCCCAGCTTGTTACGGGCATTATCTGACATCACCAGATTCATAAAAAATTTGCTCCTTTGTCTTATCAGAAGTCAGCCAGCTGGTCGGAGGCTGCGCCCGTTGCGGTGAACCGGTTCTGCGGATCGCCGTCCTGCGTGCGCAGCTTTTCCTTCAGTGCTGTCAGCTCTGTGGTCAGCGAAGTGATTTTCTGGCTGTCCTGCTGATGGCGGGTTTCCAGTGCATTAAAACGGTCGATAATATCGGCCTGTGACGTTGCGACACCTTCCACCGCTTCCTGAATACGGGAGAAACTGGCGTCATCCGCTTTGCGGCCACGGCCAATAATCCCCATAACGCGGTTAAACCACTGGGTGCCTTCTTCCTGACGTTGTTCGGTGAGTTCGATAAGTTCTGACTCCATAGCGGCGGTGAACATCGCCACGTCTCCCTGCTGACAGTTGAATGTCATCAGTTGCATACGTTGTTGTGCCGCAAAGGCCAGACGTTCCGTGCCCAGGCTGGCGGGGGTGTCGGTCATTGCCAGCCCGCGCAGGTAAGGGCCTCCCGTGATGGTTGACTGTGGTTCCAGCTCAATACTGGAGTAAATTTTTTTACCATCGTTAAGCAGGGACATCATGCGAGCGGTCGGCTCAATTTCGGCATACAGTGCCGTGCGGCCTGCCAGCGGGCCATCGGTTATGTCTTCGGTGCTCAACCCCACAACATCGCCCATAGCGGAAAACTCGCTACCGGGGAGTGGTGACAGGATGTGCTCAATATTCACACGTGCACCATAAACGGACGGGTTATAACTGGTGGCGGCAGCTTTCAGCATGTCGCCGTTGATTTCGCGCCCGTCTGCCGTCACACCGGAGACAGCCACGCGAAACTTTTTGCGGGATGTCTTTTTTTCATTAGTCATAGTTTTTGCCCCTCTGACTGGTTCTTCAGTCATGATGGCAAAGCGTAACAGGCTGATACAAAGGGCTTTTGTTGTAAGAAAACAGTCAGAACAGGGGGTTAAGGAGAACGGTTTCGCGCGCGGGTAATCTTCCTGTAATTACTCAGGGGGAGCAATGATTCAGGACGCTTTTGTGCGCCAGCGTGCGCGGCAACTTTACTGGCAGGGGTATCCGCCCGCAGAAATATCACGTCTGATGGGAATAAACCCGAACACGATTTATGCGTGGAAAAAACGCGACCAGTGGGATGAAACGCCACCCGTGCAGCGTGTCACGCAGTCCATCGATGCGCGCCTCATCCAGCTTACTGAAAAACAGAATAAAACAGGTGGTGACTTCAAGGAAATAGACCTGCTGACCCGGCAGCTTAAAAAGCTGCATGATGGCCAGCCGGATGTGATGGCCGCAGGAAAGAAAGGCCGGGCGAAAAAACTCAAAAATCATTTCACGCCGGAACAGATTGCCGCACTGCGGGAAAAAATCATCAGCAGGCTGGAGTGGCATCAGCGGGGCTGGGTTGACTCCCTGACCCTTTGCAGGGAAGCCGGGATACGTAACAGGATGATCCTGAAATCCCGACAGATTGGGGCGACCTGGTATTTTGCACAGGAAGCACTGCTGATGGCGCTGCGTGACGATGTGGCACAACCTTACCAGCGTAACCAGATTTTTTTGTCTGCGTCGCGTCGTCAGGCGTTCCAGTTTAAAAGCATTATTCAGAAGGCTGCGGCTGAAGTTGATGTGGAGCTGAAAGGGGGCGATAAAATCATCCTCTCCAACGGCGCAGAGCTGCATTTTCTTGGTACTTCTGCTGCGGCGGCACAGTCCTACACGGGCAATTTTTATTTTGATGAATTTTTCTGGGTCAGTCGCTTTGCTGAACTGCGCAAGGTGGCTGGCGCTATGGCAACCCTCAGCGGACTGCGGCGCACCTACTTCTCCACGCCATCCACCGAAACGCACGAGGCATACGCCTACTGGAATGGCGACCGCTGGAACGAGAAAAAGGCCACGCATAAACGCCAGCGTTTTTCTGTGGACTGGAAAACGCTGCATAACGGGCTTATCTGCCCTGACCGGACGTGGCGGCAAATTGTCACGCTGGAAGATGTGGTTAATCACGGCTGGAAACACACCGATATTGACGAAATTCGTGATGAAAACACCGAAGACGAGTTCCGCAATCTCTATATGTGTGAGTTTGTCCGCGAAGGGGAATCGGCATTTAACCTGAATATCCTGATTGGCTGCGGTGTTGACGGATACGACGACTGGAAAGACTGGAAACCTTTTGCTCCCCGCCCGATGGGGAATCGTCCGGTATGGATTGGGTATGACGCAAACGGCAGCAGTGGAAACGGCGACAGCGGCGCTGTGTCCGTGGTGGTTCCTCCGGCTGTTCCTGGAGGCCGTTTTCGAACGGTGGAGACGCGACGCGTTCAGGGGCTGGAGTTTGAAGAACAGGCCAGAGTCATTGAAGAGTTCACGTGTCGCTACAACGTGGAACACATCGGCATTGATGTGACGGGCGGGAACGGGGAGGCTGTTTATCAGATAGTGAAACGGTTTTTCCCTGCTGCTATTCCGTACACCTTCACGCTGTCATCAAAACGGTCGCTGGTACTGAAAATGCTGCAAATAATGCGTGCCGGGCGGTGGGAATATGATCGCGCCGAACGCGAGCTGGTCGCAGCCTTTAACGCCGTGCGTAAGGTGAAAACACCGGGCGGCTTTATCACTTACGAAACGGACCGTGCGAGGGGGATCAGCCACGGCGACCTTGCGTGGGCAACCATGCTTGCTGTCATTAACGAACCGATTGGCGGCGAAGGGGAAAACGAGCGTTTTACGGTTATGGAGTTCTGATGAGCAGAAAAAATAAAAAAGTGCGCATGAGTTCACGCATTGATCTCGCTGATGCGCTCAGGAAAGAATCATCGCTCAGTGCATTCACATTTGATGGTCCTTATCGCCTGACCGGGCATGACCTGCTGGACAATATGTACTGTGCTGATAACGGGCGGTGGTATGAAACCCCGGTGGACTGGTACGGTCTGGCAAGAGCCGCCCGGCAAACGTCCTGGCATCAGTCTGCGCTTTACTTTAAGCGTAATGTATTGCTCGGGTGCTACATCCCGCACCCGCTGCTTTCCCGGCAGGATTTCTCGGCGCTGGCGCTGGACTGGTTTGTGTTCGGTAACGCATTCCTTGAGCTTCGGAGCAATATGCTCGGCGAACCGCTTAAATTACGGCACGCCCTGGCGAAATACATGCGACGCGGAAGCGATCTTGAATCATGGTGGTATGTGCAGGATGGCAAGGACGCGTTCCAGTTTCGCCCTGGCAAAGTGTGCCACCTGATGAATCCGGATATTAACCAGGAAATCTACGGCATGCCGGAATATCTTGGCGCATTACTCTCGGCCAGCCTTTCTCATTCGGCGGACATGTTCAGAAAACTGTACTACGACAACGGATCCCACGCCGGGTGCATCATCTACATCGGTGCAGCGCAGGTAAACCGCGAAAGCATGGACTCCCTGAAAGAAACGTTACAGGGTGCGCGTGGTGGTGGTGCATTTAAAAACGTGCTCATTCATGCGCCCAACGGGGGCAAAGAAGGGGTGCAAATTTTGCCGTTCCAGCAGATCACCGCAAAGGATGAGTTCATGAATGTTAAGGCGGCATCCCGTGATGATGTGCTGGCTGCGCACCGCGTTCCGCCGCAACTGATGGGGGCGATGCCGGGCGAAAAAAGTGCGTTTGGTGATGTGGAGAAGGCCGCGCGGGTTTACGCAATTAACGAGCTGATGCCCGTCATGGAGGCCATGAAGCACATCAATGACTGGCTTGGCGAAGAGGTGATCCGCTTTAACCCTTACGCACTGTTAGACACCCAGCCCACATCCTGACGCGCTTCGCTTGTCTGCTGCTTCGCCGGGGCATAAAAAATTTATGCCCCGACTCTCCAGCTCCTGTATCAGTCAGATAATTTCACGACGCTTTCCTGCTGATTGCCATCATCGACAGTCAGACTCTTACGCAATCCCACCGCGTTGACTGCATGTTCTCGCCGTCTCAGTGCGATTTTGACGGCCTTACCTTTCACCCCATCAAATCAAAAGCCCTCACGTCTTTTTCACGCTCAGCGTGAGAAATACAGCCATTCTGTTCTATCTCTGCGACATCGTTCAGGGAATGCTATTTACCCCCTGAAACGCGGGCTGTTCCCCCGTCACCTGCGCGCAGAAAAAACGCGTTTTTTTGTGCACGTACGGATCCTTGACGGATCCAGCCACCACGCGGGCCGGAAGTACAAAAAGTCGTTCAAAAAAATTGTGCAAACTTGTGCACTATCGTGCAAACAAAAAAAGCGCCTTATCGGCGCTTCAAAAGTATCAATTGTTGCTGTTTATTAATCGCCAACCACGAACATATGCTTCATAGGCATCTCTGTGCCTTACAGTTCCAGCCTGGCTAAACGGAATGTTAGCTAAAACTAAATCATTCTGAGCCATAGCGCGTCCTTCAAGCGCATCTTTTATGCCTAGCTCAAAAGCACAGGCAGCGCATTTGTGCCGACCTTCTTGTCCTTGATATTCAGGGAGAGACAGAAATGTTGGATTATAACGATGAGGGTTCTTGCAAATACCTGTTTTAGCCCGCACTTTATTTACCTCATAGGAAAAATATGCGTGCCTTTACAGAGGTGCGTGTAAGCAATAAAATATACGACGCACATTTTGATTTACTTCGGAAGGCACGCATATCAGGTTAAGTGAGTCCGACCGAGTTTTACGCCCCAATAGTTGCTGCTATTGGGGCGTTTTGCATGGACAATGCCGCGCAATTATCTTGTCGCTCACAATGCGAACGATCTTACAAAAAGGCACATTACTGTCAAGATAATTGATCGTTTTAATCGATAGATAATAGACAATCTATTTGTTTAACAGATCGATTATTGAAGTAAGTGTGCCAAATGGAATGATACTGTCTCTATAAACGTGAGCATTTTTCGCGCAGATGCTTTTACTCAGGAAATAACGCCCGGATATTCCCAGCCATCTGGCTGGTTATCTTAGCCACTGGTGCAGACTGTGCTTCAAACTTTTTTGAGCTGATTTGTGTCACAGGTAACATCTCATCATCAGCCCATGCGGCCAGTCGGTAAGCCTCTGCCGGATTCGTCTTCAGAAGTGCCAGCCCGGCCAGAAAAGCCACGCGTTGGCCGCTTTTGCGGGCTTCTGGTGTAAGGCTGTCCAGCCAGGCGCATGCTTCTCCTTCGTTCTTGACGGCGGCGGGCTTCAGATAGAAACTTATCCGTCTGGTTGGTGTCGTCATTGGTTTACTCCTTGTCCATTGCGTACAGCCCATTAACCAGAGCAAACTGTGGCACCCCGTCCGCGATGAAAGTCGCATTAACTCCGCAGGCTTCGCGGATAGCGGGTGCCACAATCTCCGCCCCGCCACCGACAACCATCACCCGCCCGTAACCCGAAAAAACCGCCAGCGCGCGGATCACGCGTTGTTTCAGTGTTTCTTCCTTTTCACGAATAACCGCCATCAGGCTGGCGTAATGCGCGTCATTGTGGATGTGCTGGCGCAGCCAGGCTTCATTATGGCGATGTTCGATAATGGTATTGGCGATGTGGTGACTGGTGCGCATACCGTTAGTGGCCATCACCGACAGTACGGCATCGGCCATAAGAGAAACGCCTACGTGTGGATCGCAAAACACCTGGCTGATACCTGCCAGTTGCCCCTGAACCTTTGCCACATCCAGCGTGGTTCCGCCCAAATCCACAATCAGCAGGGATTCAAACGGACTCATGTCAGCCAGTGCTTTAAAGCCAGCCGGAATGGATTCAGGCATAACCCGTACGTTACGGATAGTGAATGCTTCGCCGTTCTGGTACTCCACCGGGCGCATGACGTTCGCTTTTTTGCGGTTGATGTTGGCCATGTCCGGCTGTGCGTTTGTGTCGAAATACTCGCTCAGTGGCAGGGTGACAACCACATCCACTTCCTGTGGTGTGATGCCTGATTTGACCAGCGCGTGATGAATGGCGATTACATTCACATCGCTGTACTGGTATTGCGTGTCGGTCGTCTGGACAAAGCGATCGCTGACTGGATCAAAACCATAGCGTACGCCCTCAAGCATGTAGTTCGCGGGCTGCATGCCACCGAACGGCGCAGACCATTCCGACTTGAAGCTGTTCGGGCTGATGGCGTTGCGGCGTTCGCCGTTCTCAGTCCATGCCAGCTTGATGTTGGTGGAGCCGTCGTCGATACAAATTTTCATGTCGCTTTTCCTTATGTTGATTAATTAATCGTTTACGGGATTCTGAAATCCCGCTTTTGCCTGTTTTGTGCGCGCTTCATATATCGCGGCACGTTTTTTGCTCATTTACGGGATTTGTGAATCCCGTTTCTGTCTGTTTTTTGTGTCCACTGGTCAGGCCACCCCGCAGCAGGTCTGCTTTGCGGTGGGCGCGTTCAGTGGTTTCACTGATTCTCTGTGCGTGCTCTGCGTCACGGATGGCGCGCAGCATGTCAGAAAGCACGGTAACGGGGGTTTTCATGGTGTTCTGGTCCTGCTGAAGTGTGGATGCCAGGCGTGCGGCGGCTTCGGGGTCTGATGCCTCCAGCTGTTCCAGATAGCTGGCGACCGGGTTATGGCGGATCTCCGTGCTGCTTACGCCGTGATTACGGCTCAGGCGCTGCCAGAGCTGCGTGATTCGGCTGTCCGGGCGAGTATCCAGTTTGCGTACAATTTCAAATCCCTGCGGTGCAATGATGCTGCCGTCAACGTACAGACTGCCGCCCCGTAACAGGTGCTGCATCTGTTGTTCACCGATATGCAGGCCGAGAGATTCAGCAGACTCCCGCCATTCTTTAGCGAGTAATTCGTGGTTATCAGGCAAAGGCCGCTGCTGTTTGCGGCTCTGTGTCCAGCTCTGCATTTCATCACTGCTGTTTTTTGCCTGTTTGTCACGAAGCGAACGCATCAGCGCCCGGCGTTCGTGCCGTTTCAGTGAGCGCATCCATTCATCCACATCAACGCCGTCAGGGAGCTGCGGCCACGGTGCTGGCCGTTCTTCCGGCTGTTCTGTCCCGTTGTTGTCCGTTTCCTGTACACGGGGACAGTTATTGCCACGAGTCCAAGGGGCGGCAGGGCCGCCCTGAAGGTCAAAACCATTTTCGCGGGCGCTGTCTTCTGCTTCAGGTTTACGTCTTACCAGCTTCCAGTTATCCGGATGTGTGCACACACAGGAAGACTCCCCGATGAGCGGCGACCAGATCCCGTAAATCTGTACACTCTGCTCGCCGTAATCGTTCAGCTCATCTGCGAGGTCGTAGGCGGTGCGAATCAGGTAGTCTTTGCGTGGAACAAGTACGCCGCCCTGTTTCTCAATGTAGGTGGCAAAACACCCGGCATCAGCGGCAGCGAGTACCGCATCCATTGCATCATCCTTCAGCCGTTGTGGGCCTTCCGGGTTGCGTGCCATCTGGCTGGCAAGGCGGCGGAGTTCACGCCATACCTGACGAGAGGGAATGCCAAAGAACTGGAACTGGCGGACCCGGTGAAGGCGCGCCCAGCCGATGGCGCGTTCCACGCTCTCTGCCATTGATTTTCCGGTTTCGTGGTCAACGCGTGGCTTGCCCGTTTTCGGGTCGATGCCATCCACGGCGCGGCTGTCCAGGTTCTTTCCGATGTAGGTGGCGATGTAGCTGGTTGGCGTGCCTTTTGAGCCGTCTACGTACTCAGCCTTAAAACGCGGAGTTATGTCATCGCCCAGCTCGTGGCGGTCTTCCTGAATGGCAATATCGCAGACATGGGACACGATGGTTTCAATCTCGTCCGGATGTGCAAAGACCATCATATGCCAGTGCACGGTGCCGTCATGGTGAGGCTCCACCGTGCGGATGCCATACCAGCGCAGGCCATCGCGGTTCAGTTTTTTGCGGACCGCCGCAAAAAACGTGTTAACCAGGTAATCGCTGGAGTCGCGCATGGTGGCCCCGTTCCATTTGGGATTCGGATGACCGTTCTCTGTTGTGGCGTGGTATTTTGACGGGCAGGTGACAGTCAGAAACACCGCTCTGTCGCCACGGGCTTCGGCCAGAAGTTCCAGCCCCTTCATGGTGGCCATCATTTCTGCTTTACGGTGGACCGGGTTACTTACTCCCGCGTAATACACCGTCTCGAGATCAATCGTGAACCCGTCTTCGTTTTCCAGCATGAAACTTTTCAGGAAATCGCGTGTTTTCTCGCGCTGTGCGCGAAACTCGCTTAACGCGTCCTGGCTCAGATAGGGCGATGTTTTTCTGGAAACCAGACAGGCGGCGCGGAGTTGTTCTTCCCGCCACTCGCAACGTAACAGCCACAGTTTGCGTTTCCACCATTCCGCACAGGTCAGGCGGAGGATTGCGCCCGGCAGCAGTTCCGTGTCCGGTTCGTTCTTGCGGTCTTTGTCTGTTGTCAGTGCGTCATAATGTGGAGGCATGGCGTGCAGGTGTAACGCCATGCGGGCCAGCATCTGATACGCCTTCAGTGCCACCTCCATGGTCAGCTCACCATCGGTCGCGCCAAAGCCATCGCAGAGTTTTTCGAAGGTGCTGCTGAACATCGCCGCCGTCATGGTGGCCAGCGTCTGTATCTGGTGCTTGTTGAGCTGCGGCAGGTAAAGCAAATCATCCAGGCGTTCGCGTCCGGCAAGGGAGCGATAACCCGGTGTCAGCCAGCGGTGGTCGGTGCGGTCCAGGCGTTCGAATATTTTGCGCAGGGTTCCGCGCGCGTAGCGTTCAGCCTGCCAGCTCTTTTTGCCTTTCTGGCGATCGGCTTCCTGTTTTTTGCGCAGGAAAGAGAGGTGGCGGCTCAGAGGTTCACGCAGATAAACGGGAAGCACCTTCAGTGTGGCAAAAGCACGGGCCACCGGGTCTTGTTCTGTTGCCTGACGCTTGCTGGTGATGCTTTGTGCCAGCTTTTCACGCTGTCCGGCTTCCTCAAGGGATGCCATGAGTTTTTTACCCACGGTGGATTGTGCGAAAAAGGCTTCCTCCTTCGCTTCCTGTTCTTCCAGAGCCTTTTTGTCTGCCTCAAGGTAGTAACGGATGGCGCGTTGCAGGTCGGTTTCAGTTTCCTGCCTGTGCTCCGTAAATCTGGCCGGATCAATGGCTGGCCGTGGTTCATTCCAGCTCCATGCAAACTCATTCATGGCTGGTATCCCGTCACGCGCTGCCACTCCTGCGAGAAGAGGGCAGAAAGGCGGTTAAATTCAGCGGTGTATTCACTCAGCGAGGCACACCCGCCAGCAGTGCGATGCGCCAGCATTGCCGCAAATACGGAGGCCGGGGAGTCGTAATACGCCAGCAGTGATTCTCCGTGTGGTGTCAGGCAGTGCAACGCCAGCCCGTGTGGTGTGAAGTCCACGCGGTAGCAGTCGTCTACTGTGAAATAAAGGGTGTCTGCATTCTCCGGTTTTGTGGTGCGTGCTCTGTTGTCACGACCACGGATGTAGAGATCAAATAATCCCTGAAGAACGGGAGCCAGACGGGTGTCCTGTGTGCGCACCCATCTTGTGAAGTCATGAGCGTCAATCATGCTGCAATTCTCTTTACTACAGATGTGCGAAGGCCTCCCGCCGCAAGGTGCAGGAAAGGCCCGGAACAGGAATTAATGGAGTTTGTTTTGCTGCTGGAAGAGTTGTTGCAGCTCGCGCAGATCATCCGCCAGATAGCTGAAAACAGAGGCGGAATAGATGTTCGATAGCGCGTGGCTGCGCTCATGCAGCATATTGATGTGCATGATTTGCGCGACGCGTGATGCGCGGAAAAGTCTACGGTTGATTTCAGTCTGGATGTGACGACGCGCAGCGTATGCGCGCTGTTGTTTGCGGTTTGCCATGGTGTGGCCTCTTTGCTCGGTGATAGAAATAGCTCACCATCCAGAGTTGAGAATCTCGGGGTGGCGAGACGTACAGGGTTCTCAACACCGGAGAGCAAAGAATCCGGCCCGACCGAAGTCGGCCCCGTACGCCCCGCCATAATTCTGACGCGAAAAAGACGTGGCAATACAGTACGCACAAAAAAACCGCTGGCGCGGTTATGCGCTTTGCTCTGTATCGGGTTGAGAATCCCGGCACCCGTTTTATGAGGTGCAGCGGAAATGTAACCTGACCGATTGCGGCATGGCAAGCGGTTTTTTTGTGTGTGCATGTTCTGGTTTCTTACTGGTTCAGAAAAAAATCAAAAACCTTGTCAATGCGTTGCAGCAGCTCTTGCTGCATTGCTTCCGGCGTTTCCGGTTCGCCAGGTGCCCCCAGCGTTGCGCAGAAATCAGCGATTTCATGATGGAGCGTCAGGCGAATGGCAGGAGCCGTGGTTCTGGCGTGCTCCAGCTGATCCAGCAGTGCCAGCACAGCAGACGGCGAGAGCATTGCGCGAAATGCCAGTAATTTTTGAGGAGTTGCCATTCGTTGCAGGGCAAATGCCAGTTCGCGTAGCTTCTGGTGGTTGATGGTGCTCATGTTCTGGCTTCCTTCAGTAGCTGGTTAAACATGTGAGTAAGTGGATTGCTACACCCGAACGGCATCGGGTTTACGTGGTAAGAAGCCTGGCCTCCAGTTTTGCGAGCGCGACCACCTGTGCTGCGGTTTGTTCTGATGACTAAGCCGCCGCGCCAAAGTTGGCGTAACTCAGCATTAATGGCTGTGGTTGGAGTATTCAGTGCTGCGGCGATCTCTCCGCCGCTACACCCCGGATGAGTAGCGATGTAGTCCAGAATGGTCATCTGCGTGGCTCCTGTACTTGTCGGATAAGATTCACCCGCGCCACGTTGGTGGCGCAGAAATAAGTGCCGTCAGTGAGGTAGATGTGGTGCGCATCCTTTTCCGAACGATGTTTGTCGATAGTGGTAATCAGGCGTTCGTCGACCTCGTATTCGCGCCCTCTGGAGGTAAAGCGAACGACGGAAAAATGCTTAATTGCCATTGCGCCCCCTTTGTCCAGTAACCCTATGCGTTAAATACGGCACGTTGCGCGTCATCAATGAATACAGCTTGAGAGCGTTCTATCAGGCGGAGATTTGTCAGAAGCTCAGACTCTTTTGTGTGGTAAGGCGTTATCAGGTATTTGCCCTGCAGTTCGGCAATAATGGTGTATTGCGGCATCATTGCTGAACCAAGAATATAAATGCAGCGTCCAATGCTGGACGGATTCATGGCTGCAACTGTTGACTGTGTTTTAAGAGTGTCGATTTCTTTGCTCTGTTCCTCAATAATTTTGGCTGCGTCAGCGGTGATTTTTGCAATGGTCAGTGCGTGAAGTGCTGCCATATGTTGGCTACGCTTCACGGCATCTTTAGCCATTTCATCTTCTGCTTCTGATATTTTTTTTAATGTGTTGATAATGCCTTCTTCTTTTGTGTTCATTTTATATCTCCGTTATTTACGTGTGCGAATACCTCCGCGAATGCGGATAGTTTTCAGGTTTTCGGGTTTAATCTGGTGTTTTGTTTAAGCTGTTATTCGCCAGTGAAAAAGCGTTCAGTCTTTTTTACTGAGTGAATAATTCGCATAATCCCAATGGCGCAGGCCACCGAAATAATCAGAACAAGCCATGAGATAAATATACTCATACGATATTCCCCAGCTTATACGGTTCAATATGTTCCCCGCATTCTGCGGCACAGATCAGCTCGGAAAGTTCGTTAAGTGCATCCAGATCATCAGCGTAAAAAGCGACGTCATACAAACTCCGGATTGCCCTGGTCAATGAGTCACGGGCTGCACGTTCAGCATGAGCGCCTGATGCACTTAAGCGAAAATAAAATCGTTCAAGTGCTTTGTTAATGAGAGTTTTATATTCTTTGCCCATCGCAGCGCCCTTTAATCTGCTTTCTGAATTCCAGCTTCTGAATCCATACAAATAATTTCGATATATGGTTCATCGCCATTAACCTGACGTGCCTTTTCAGCTTCGCTAATGATTTCTCGCACGGTCTGGTACGGAAGCTCCACAGTCAGGCGCGTACCGTTCAGATAAACGGAAGTAGCTGCGTTTTTTTCGGATGGAACAACTCCGTCAATGGCTGATGCGCGTAATAACAGTTCACCGCGAAAATCAATAAAACGGATAAATACACCTTGTGCATGCTCTTTGGTCATAAAGCACCTGTTATAAATCAGCCTGTTTAATAAAACTTTGCCCGCGAAGCAGACGATCAACCGTGCGTAGTGCTTCGTATAATGTGAAATCCTGCCCGAAGTGATTGTCGCCGCAGCTCAATGCAAAAATGCGGTTTCCGGTAAACGGATTGCGTGGGCATTTGTGGATCACGATTCCAGCTTTCTCAATCAGCCAGGCGTGCTCGCCGATTTGTTTTACTGGGTAGCCATCCGGCGTTGCGTGTGTATCACTCAGGCTGTAGCGGATGTTGCTGCGTGATGCACTGGTAGTGAAACGGTTAGCGTGGCGTTCTGTTCCGGTACGAAAATTACGGCGTTGCTTCAGCATAAAATGACACCTCGTTATTTTGTCATCTGCACGTATTTCTCTGCGCTCCTGATTGTTTTCAGGAATATTGCGAAAAGGTTTACTTTGCGTTTTGTGTTTCTTCCTTCTTGGGTGACGGGGATTACTGATCTGTCGGCCTGCCTTCTTACCGCAAGAATGCTTTGATTCGTGCGTTTCGCGTAATCTTCCAGGCTTTCTTCAAGCACAGGTAACCCATGCTCATCACGGTATGGGTAGAACGCCGCCAAACGCTCAAAATCCGCTTGTTCGTATGTGTTCAGGACTTTTGCCATGATGTGATAACCTATTCAATCTGGTGCTATTTGTGGCTTTTTGTAGCGTCAAGTGGTACTCAACTGATAACCAATATAGTATTCAGGTGCACACCATGTCAATAGAGATATCAAAGAAGCTAAAAGCAATTCGAGAATCTGAGGGACTTAGCCAGGCAAAGTTCGCGGATTCAATAGGTATTGCGGTTGGTACAGTTAAGCAATATGAGACTGGTATTAGAGGTGTGGGGACGGAGGTTTTACTGAAAATCACAATGCATCCGAACTTTAAAAAATACACCACGTGGTTGATGAGTAACGAAACAAATGAGGCTGCTGGGCAGATCAGTCCGTCTCTCTCCCCTGATGGGCCAAAAAGCACATCGCCTTCTCAAAAACCCCGCAAGACTGGCACACAGCCCGGCTAATCATGGAGCGCTGGGGGCATGGTGGTCTTGTAACGCTGGGGTTTCACGAATGAGCATAAAATCAATTCCGGGAGGGTATCTTCTTGACATGCGCCCGGAGGGGCGTAAAGGCAAACGCATTCGTAAAAAATTTAAAACGAAATCGGATGCAGTTTTATATGAGCGGTGGGTGCTGGCGCAACAGCATAACAATGAGTGGAAAGGAAACTCTATTGATCGCCGTCCTCTGTCAGTGCTTATTGACTTGTGGTGGAAATACCACGGCCAGCTAATGAAGTCAGGGCATAACACGCGCCTTAAATTGCTGCGCTTGAGTGAGGCAATGGATGACCCGTGCGTGCATAAACTTAATACAACGATGCTCACCGAGCTACGTGTGTCCAGGATAGAGCAGGGGATACAGCCCAGCACCATAAATCGAGAGATTGGGGCGTTAAGCGCGATGTTTACCGCACTCATCTCATCCGGCCATTTTCTTAACGATAACCCCGTTCAAGGCCTTAAAGGAATGAAGGTTAACGAGCGCGAAATGGGATATCTGAGTAAGTCTGAATGTGTTCAGTTGCTGGATGCACTGGCTGAAAATCCCGATGAACGGCTGGCTGTCGAAATCCTTCTGTCGACCGGGGCGCGATGGGGCGAGGTAGCGGCACTGGAGCAGCGCCGTGTTCTTCATTGTCGAATCACTTTTTCAAAAACGAAGAACAACAAAAACCGTACCGTTCCTATTTCTGAAAGCCTGTTTGAAAAGATCAAAAAACGGGGCGGGAAACTGGTGTTTCCGACGCTGGATTATCCATTGGTTCGCGATGTCATCAAAACGGTCGCACCTGATGTCCCTGATGGCCAGGCTGTTCATGCGCTGCGCCACACCTTCGCCAGTCATTTCATGATGAACGGCGGCAATATTCTGACGCTCCAGAAAATTCTGGGGCACGCAAAGATTCAGACAACGATGATTTATGCCCATCTTGCGCCGGATTACTTGCAGGATGCGGTGAAATTTAATCCTCTTGGAGAAGCCGTATATGAAGCCTCTTAAATTTGATGATTTTCTATATCTTGGCAGGCCTCTTAATGATAAGGAACGTGAGCATGTGCAGGCCTTGCAGAAAATTACGCCCAAATTATTTATTCAATTTCTCACAGATAGAGGTGCTAAAACCTCTTGTCTCTCGTGTGGACGCCCAGATTTATTTGTTCCACATACGGTTGTTCACGGCACTGATCCTGAACTTGATGATTATGATGATTCAAATGATTGGGAATATGTCACTCCCATACGTAAGGAGAACGGCCCCATTAGCATCTACAATTTCCGGTATGAAGTGTCATGTTCTTATTGCGGCTTCACATCCACATATACAGCTCACACAGTTGTTCGTTGGGCAAGAGATAAAGGATATATAGATTGGGAGGGAATCTGAGTGGCGTGTGCTAAAAGCGGGCATGGCGTAACCCCCATTCGTGATGGCATTAGCAACTCTTTTGATGATGGCCCATCTTTCAGTGGAGGAGGCGGTAATAGTGGAGGTGGAATGTCAGATAAACTTGAAAGGCGAATTGAGCGACTCGAAGGTGATTTATCGCTAACAAGAAACGACCTTGCGACGCTTGCTGAACGCGCTACAAACCTTTCAACCAAAGCCGATGTTGGTGAGGTGAAAGGTGAGCTCAAAGCAGACACAGCACATCTGAAAGGTGATCTTAAATGCGATATTGCGAATCTGAAAGGGGAGCTTAAATCTGATACAGCTCACCTGAAAGATCAGATCAAATCAGACATTAACAGCCTGAAGGGTGAGATTACCGAAGCGATGGATAAACGCTTTGACAAGATTATGGATGAGATGAATCGGCGGTTTGACAAAGTTGATGATAATACGAAGTGGCGGTTGAGTGGCATCATTATACCCGTGTGTATAGCCGTCTTTACTTCGCTTTTTACAGCGGCGGCTACGTATTTAATTGCAAAATTTGTTGGCTGATGATCCACAAAGTGACCACATCTCTGTTACTTGTTGTGGTTAGTTGTGTTTTTACGTGTCTGTAAGTATTTGATAATTATCTAACTTATTGATTTTTGTCTGTGGTTATGGCCGCTCTGCGGCCTTTTTTCTTTTCACTGTCGAAGAGTCACCGTAAAATCAACGCCATGACACTTCAGCAGAACGGATACC